ACTTCTGCTGACAGTGTAAAGGCTCGGCTAAACGATTTAATTTGTGGACAACTGCTTACACCGCTGACAAACTACAAACGATGGGATGGTGTGTTTGCAATAGACAATGGAGCCTTTTCGGGGTTTGACGCTAACGCATTTCGTCGGCTGCTTGATCGCAACAAAGAACAGGCAGATCAGTGTTTGTTCGTGTCTTTGCCAGATGTTGTTGCGTCAGCCCGTCGCACGATTGAGATCTACAAGCTAAGTTGGGAATACAAGTGGATACCAAAAGGATACAAAAGAGCCTTAGTGGCTCAAGATGGCATTGAAGATTTAGAGATTCCGTGGGGCGACTTGGATGCAATCTTTGTCGGCGGGGGTGATCCGTGGAAAGATTCAAAAGCATCGCTCGATGTAGTTCGCACGGCCAAGATTTTGGGTAAGCATGTTCATGTTGGCAGGGTAAACACCGCGAGGCGATTTAAGATGTTTCGCGAGGCTGGAGCAGACACTTGTGACGGCACGGGTGTTGTGCGATTCCCGGAAATGCTACAAATAATTCGTAGCTCTTTAACCGCAAGTTTAGAAGGCCCAACCCTTTTTGAAGCAGAGGAACTGGAGGCTATAAATGAGCATTGAAATCACGCCCGCCCTGTTGAGTGATCTGCGACAGAAGGCAGAGGCGGCAACGCCGGGGCCGTGGAAATGGAAAAACGAGAATGGCTCTTTTTCGGTGGAAGGCCCAATCAGAAAGAATAGATATTACGACTCAAATTACATCGCCGCCGCAAATCCTGCGGTGGTGCTGGCACTGGTGGCGGAGGTGGAGCGGTTGAGAGGAACGCAAGATGAACTGGCAGAAACATTGTCAGACGTGCTGCGTCACACGGATCTGTCAGGCTGGAAATTAGGAGAGCAAATTGAAAAAGACGCAACCGATTTGCTGAAAAGAATAAAGGAGGTCAGCAATGCCGATCAAGCCTGAAGATGTGACCGATCAGCACATAAAGCAAATCAAAGATTATCTGGAAGGTCAATTTGGCTGGCCATTAATGCCAGACAATTCTCAACTTGCGACACTTGCCAACGCCTTAATAGAGGCGGGTATCGTCAGCCCGCCGGTGTGGGTGGCACGCTCAACTGTCAATGGCAAATTGCTCAACCTGACGTGTCGCAAATCAACCAAGGCGAACACAGGGGAATTGATTGAATATGAACACTGGAAGGGGCAAGCCGAATGAGTGACCCAATCAACCCCACCCACTACAAGAGCCATCCGTCAGGCATTGAGTGCATCCAGATCACGGAACATTTCAATTTCTGCCGTGGGAATGCGATTAAATACCTGTGGCGGGCAGGCGAAAAGGGCGATGTGATTGAGGATCTGCGTAAGGCTCGATGGTATGTTGATCGCGAGATTGAGCGGATTGAAAAAATGCGAGAATACGACAAATGACTATAACCCTATCAATCTTCGCCGCTGTGGCCTGTTTTACGCTGTCGGGCATGATGGCGGCATTGGTGGTGATGTATCTGCAAGCGATGAGACGGGGGCGATGATGTTTGACGAAGGTTTTATGAAATATTTTCCGGGGTCAAAACTGGTAGATATTGGCAAATGGATCAATGAATATGTAGTGGCAGAATTTCCAACTCCAATTCAATGTATTGAATTTAACTGGGTCAAATACAAAGAGCATTTTCTGCCAGCTTACATAATGAAAGTGACATTTCATCCGAGAAGCGATCTACCTGATTCAATGCAGTTTGTCGCCGATTTTATTGCAAGTCCGCTTAAATGTGATTCGCAGTATGTTGACGGTATTCGTGTTTTGAGTGATCCAAGAGAATCGGCAAAAGATATGAGGATTTCACCGATCTGGATTGCACGCCATCTGTCAAAGGCTGTTAGTGAACGTGGCAAGCAGATCGCAGAACTTGAGGCACAACCTTGAAGCTTTCTTTCTTCGTCCCAGGCATCGCGTCACCATCCGGCAGTAAAAAAGCATTCATGCACCCGAAAACGGGCCGAATCATTGTGATGGATACAGCCAAGCGTAAAACCTCGTGGCAGTCGATTGTGTCGCTACACGCTCAACAGGCTATGATTGACGCCGGGGCCAAGCTGACGACTGAAGCCGTAGCGATGACCATTGATTTCTATTTCCCCCGGCCCAAGTGCCATTTTGGGAGCGGCAGGAACGCGGCCAAGATCAAAGAGACTGCCCCGAAATATCACACGCAGAAACCTGACCTGACCAAGCTGATACGCTGCACCGAAGACGCATTGACCGGTATTGTCTATAAGGACGATTGTCAGGTGACAGAACGATTCTGTCAGAAACATTGGTGCAATGTAAACGAGGCACCGGGCGTCGAAATCACTTTGGAAGTTGTGCTATAATAGCACCATGCCGACCAAGAAATTCATCAACTTTCAATACCGACACCCAGACCGACTCGTTACGCGAGTGGTGTCGGCTATTTGTAAGGACGATGGCAATTTCAGAATCTCAGAGATTTACGAAGAGGAAATCACACCCCTGAAACGGTTCCATAAATGGGGTGAAATTAACGAGCCGGAAATCATCAGTTTCCCAAACAAATAAAACTTTTTTTATTTGCCATTGCGGTAATTTTTTTTAGCGTTTAGTGTCAATATTTAATGGATTCGTTGTCAGAAGAATTATCTGAAGATCAAATTAACCGACGGGCCGAATCGCAGGTCAGAGTGTACCTGGGCGGGCAGACGGTTGAACTGGTCGGTATGATGCCGCCTGACGGTTGGCGAGAGTCGAGCCAGAAAGCACCATGCGGAGTCTGCGACAGTGGCAGGAGCCTTGAGAAGTGCAAGCCCGCTATCTGCCTGAAATGCCTGCGGGCCGACAAGAAGTTCGACGCGGTTCTGCAAGCTGCTGCCCGGTGGGAGCAACGCCAGTACGCATTGCAAAAGGTCATCAGTGAGGCACGCATCAAACGCAATGCAGAGATGCAGCGATTGACCGGCAATAAGCGACGAAACAAGGGTGCCCAGCCGGGCCGTGGTGCGATTGAATCGATGGTCAATCTGCGGGGGCGGGTGGACTGGTAATCTATCCGCTAATACAACGGATAACGCAGTGGAAATAAGTTTGAAATATGGCAAACCCCAATCCGACACCAAGACTGGAAAATCTCCGGCCATGGAAGCCGGGCCAATCAGGTAATTCAGCAGGTCATAGTAAAGCCCGAAGAATGGCCGCCGAATTGCAGAAACACCTTGAAAGCAGCGGGGATCTGCAAGAAATCATTCTGGCATTGGTCAGAGAAGCCAAGGGCGGCAGCTTTCAGCACATCAAAGAAGTGTTTGACCGGATTGATGGCAAGGTGCCGACCCCGATTGAGCAGGTAGATTCGCCGGTAGTTGATTGGTCAAATCTTGATAACGAAGGCGACACCACAGACCCAACTGATACCGAGGGGGCTTAATCGCTTTCTCAATGTCGCAACGCCAAACTTTCAATGGCACCCGCGACATCTGGCAAAGGCTCGGCTATCGCTGGATGCGGTCACTAAGGGCGAAGTCAGTCGATTGATGTTTTTCATGCCGCCAAGGCATGGGAAGAGCGAACAGGCAACCATCCATTATCCAGCCTATCGCCTGCTGGTCGATCAAACGCAGAGAATCATTGTCGGGGCCTATAACCACAGCCTTGCATGTACATTCAGCCGACAAACAAGACGGCTCGTTAGTCGGTTCGGTTTTCAATTCGCTAACGATTCAAACAAACAGAATCAGTGGTCGTCAGTTCATGGCGGCGGGTTGTATGCCGTGGGCGTCGGCTCAGGGGTCACGGGCTACGGTGCCGATCTGGTCGTTATCGATAACCCAGTGAAGAGCCGCCAAGAGGCCGAATCACCAACCTACCGGGCAAGAGTTCTCGACTGGTATCAGAACGATCTATACACCCGTCTGCATCCGGGTGCCGCCATCGTGCTGATCATGACCCGCTGGCACTCTCTTGATTTAGCTGGCCAGCTACTGGAAGAAGCCAATAACGGCGGTGAACGGTGGGACGTGGTGAGCCTGCCAGCGATTGCCGAAGAAGGTGATGCACTTGGCAGGGAGCCGGGGGCGGCACTCTGGCCAGACCGTTACAACGTCGCAGACTTTGACAGAATTAAAAAGGCCATTGGCTCTTATGCTTTTTCTGCTCTCTATCAGCAACGACCTAGCCCTCGATCAGGTGGCTTTTTCCGTCACGATTGGCTGCCTATTAGTGACGGGGGCAATAGCTCAGGGCTGGCTTGCCGCGCTTACGATACTGCCGCGACGCCGGGGGCGGGTGACTACACCGCAGGCGTCAGAATGCAGCGAATTGGTGATAAATACCGAATCACCCACGTGGTTAGAGGTCAGTGGTCACCAGCCCAACGGCGAGCCATCCAGCGACAAACCGCCGAAATAGACGGGCTTCAGACAATCGTTCACTTGGCACAAGACCCCGGAGCGGCGGGGGTCGATCAAGTGGAGCAGGACAAGATCAACTTGGCAGGCTTTGCAACCGTTTCGGCACGTCCTACTGGCTCCAAAGAAGTGCGAGCCATGCCGTTTGCGGCAGCATGCGAGGCTGGTTTGGTAGAGCTTGAGCGGGGCGACTGGAACCGAGCCTTTATTGACGAATTGTGCAGCTTCCCGACTGGTCAGCATGATGACCAAGTGGATGCGGCAGCCGACGCTTTTAACTACCTTAGCCGCAATGGCTCTTTTCAGTGGTTTTCCTAATCTAAATGCCTGACTACAACCCACTCAACTGGTTCCGCTCAAAGTCGCTTCGCACGGGCGTGACTGCCGACACCACCGAGATCGACGTGTCGGCATGGTCAGGCGATGTAATCAACGCCTTGAGCGATGATTATGCGAACCTCGCCCGGCCCTACTGCGATAACCCTGTGATCAGGGCCGCTATTGAGGCCATGCGGCGGAATGTCTGCAAGGCCACGCTTCAGGTCGGCTACTTTGATGAAGAAGGCGGATTCGAGCCGGTTGATCATCCGTTAATCCAGATCTGGAAAGAACCGGCACCAG